TCATTTAATCTCTCTTGATCTTTTTTCATTTCTTCATCAGGAAAGAAACTTCTGTATATAGCTTGTATCTTATGCGCCATTTGCCCAAACGCATTCATCATCTTTTCTATTACTTGAATAACAGAAATAAGCGCACCGACTATAGACTTAGCAATTACTTCACCAATATTCTGAACATCACCATCAGCGGCTTTTAAACCAAGTTCAGTTAATGATTTTGCTATCTCATCTATTGCAGGAGCAAACGCGGCAACGGCTTGTCGGCTAAATCCAACAAACAACGTCTTAAGACGATTCATGGAGTCATTAGCGGCTTCTACACCGTCTACTGCGTCCTCAGATAAAACTAGACCTAATGCCTCAGCATCATTAAACATTGCTTGTAAGCCATCAGAACCTGCGCCTAATGTGTTTACAAGGGCAACACCCTCAGAGTCAAACAGCTTCATAGCTAGTCTAACTTTATCAGCAGAGTTTTTCTGTTCTGCAAAGGCTTTAGAAAGAGCAAGGACTTGATCTTCTAACGGCATCTTAATTAACTCAGCCGCGCTTAGATTTAATTCTTTTAATGCACCTTTAGCCTCACCAGTGCCTCTAGCCGCTTCTGCCGCCCTCCGAGTAAAGCGTTGCATTGCCATACCCATAGTTTCAGCAGATACGCCTGTCTGCTCTGCGGCAAATTGGAGTTTAGCAAGAGACCCTGCCGTTGTTCCTATCTTTGATGACATCTTCCCTAATGCATCTATAGAGGACATAGTTTTGATAGTGATAGCGGATAAGGCAACCGTAAAGGCCGCCCCCATCGCTAATGCGCTTTTGACAATAGAAGATATTGCGCTTTTAAGAAAGCCACCAACTTTTGCAAATGATGCACTTAATAAAGGGAATCGGTTTTTAACCTTATCAATAGTTGCAGAAAGTTTCCTAAACCTTTTTTGTACTGCCGCAAATACTGCTTCTGTGTTATCAAGACCTGCAATAGCAATTTTAATAGGGTTAATCATTTTTCTCGCCAACTATTTTGTGGTATGCAACCCACTCGTTCAAATGACTAATGGGCGTTTGTTCCGCTTCAGCAATACTCATGTGAAGGCGATCAGCCAGAGATAACATCGTCATCCTTGAGTGATCGCTTCTCAGTTTTTTTCGTGTTCCTCGGCAGACTCTATCTCAGCAAACATCTGATTGGCTATTTCTGATATGACGCTTGTTTCTTCGCCCATCAAATCTATCCTATCTTCCGCAGACCCGAACAGCTTAGTGCCGCCCTCATCTTCCGCCTTCATGCAAATCAAATCTACCATTGCACTAATAGTCATATTGTTTAAAAAGTTAGGGTGCTTCTTCTGTAACTGATCTAAGTCATAGCACGTAATGCTTCTGCAATATAACTTAAATGCTCCAGATTCGTCACCCCACTCAGGCACTAATACTTCTCGTGCCGATAACTTTCTTCTGCCTCGTAACTCTTTTGCTAATCCCATGGTTTAATCCCCTTATACTTGTGCTTCGGTTACTGCTCCACTGCACTGAATGGTGAAACTTGCTTCAACCATTCCATCAAATGCTCCACTGATAGAACGAGAAGTTACAATGCCACCGCCTGAAAAGAAAGTCTCGCCCGAACCAGTGCCAGTAGGATAGATTTCAAAATCTACAGAAGCACGTTCATCAAGAATTAACTGCTGTGCGTCTGCTTCATCCCAATAACATTCGATAGAAACTGTGTTAGTTTTTAAGCCTTGCTTGTAAGTTCTAGAAGAATCGCCCATTACTGAATCTTCGATAGTGTCTGCTGAACCGTCAAACGTGAAAGAACGTACCTCGCCTACCACGGCAACAGTCGTGCCTGAGACTTGTACTTTTACTACTCCAGATGCGCCTGTTTTAGTCGCCATGATATGTACCTTTTAAGTTAAGTTAAGTTGTGCCGCGAGTATACTGATATACAATACGGACTGTAATAATGACCCCACCAATGGGATCAATAGAACCTTCATCTATCTCAACATTGACTACCTGCGTATCTATGGCTTTACTGCCTCTAGTACGGTCAACATCGAGACCTTCTTCAATCGCCTCGATTATATTGTTTCTTGCACTGTCAATCGCAGAGCCTTTAACAAAACAAACCAAGTCATAATTAATTGTACCCATTCTCTGGGTTATCGATCCACCTATGGATGTATCTTCTCTGCTTTCATCAGCACTACGCACTAAGACAGCAGGGTATTGGGCGTTAGACAGTTTCTCAAAGTCAAACGGCTCACGAGTAGCATATTTTACAGCAACAGGGCTTTTAATGCCCTTTAGTGTAGTAACAATATTTTCAGCTATTTCTTCTCTTACGCTCATTTCAAATACCTTTCAAATACTTTACCAAGTTGCTTTTTCTCATTTCGACTAAACCCAAAAAACGGTCTTTTCTTTTCATTCATAGCCGCCTTCTTAGCTTCAGTGCCTCTGGTAAAGTAAATCTCAGCTTGTCTGCTATTAGATATTACTGCCATGCTACCAAGCATTTTTCCAGTAAACTCTAAATTAGGTTTACTGCTTCTGCCTCTTGAAAGTCTATATGCTTTATATTTAGCATTGTATTTCTTAAAGAATGAACCTTTGTAACTTCTTCCTTTACTGGTTCTATCCTCTATAATTTCTATGCCTTTTAATCCTGTGATCAACAAGGCTTTCTTTACGCTTGATCTTAAATCTTTGCCTCTCTTTTTTAAAGCACGAGATGCTTGTTTAAAATCAGCGTCAACAGTAAATTCCATTACCTGTCTAACCTTTGTCCTACAGGTTGCTTTTCATCTTCCTTAACTACGCCATCGCCATCTGCGTCATAGTCAACGCCATCAGCCAATACAGCCTCTAACTCTTCTCCGTATCGCGCCTTATAGAAATCAATCATACTCTGAAAGCGATCACCGTCTACCCAGTTAGTCAACTGTGGTAAAGCATAACGCCACAATACCAGATAGGCACTTGCCATTGTAAACTGTGTTGAGGTAAGTTTGCTGTTGTCCATCTCACCTGCAATATTCTTTCGCGGCCACCATTTGATCCGTAACTCGCGCTGTATGTCTGACTGTGCTTTTGGGTGTTCCAATACAAAAGACTCGATACCTAGATCGAGAATGTCTGGAATTAATTTCAATAAATCTGCATCGCTTGAATATGCCATTACCATTTCACCTTGTCTGCCCAGTATGCCGCTGATGCGGTTTTGTCTTTACGTCCTCTAGCTATGTCTTTGGCAAATCGTGCTTTAAACGATCGCCTCTTAGCCTTGTCTGCTTCTGATTCGTTCTTTCTAGGTGGCTTGTTATCCGCTCCCTTTTGACCAAACCTAATTAACTTTATCTTGTCGCCTTCTTTAGCCAGTACAGCATGGCTTTTCTGGTCATGCTTGGGGGTGCGCTTAGGCTTGTTGTAGCCTTCAAAGGTTTCACCGCGATAAGTTATAGCCATATATCCCTCATAAGAAAGCCCCCTCCGAAGAAGGGGCAGTCAGTCTTACAATGCGGAGTCAGATAGAATCTCAACACCGAATGCATCATCAAGTTCAGCAACGCCATATACAGCAGTAGCGTTTAACTCGAATGCGCGTAGTGACTCATCACGCTGAGGCGCAATGTTGAAGTCACGCTTCATAGCGATCATCAATGCTTCTGGAGCGAATACAGCACCCTTAGCATCGTCGTTACCGTCAATAGCTACGTTAGCAGACTCATATACATTGATACCTGCGATAGTACCAACATAACCATTACGCATTGCTTCGTTCTGCAAGTCGCCACCATTTGGGTTAGCAAAGGTGTTAGTTAGGTTAGCTTTCAACTGGTATGCCTGATATGGGTGTACAACAGCATTGATAGTTCCAGTGACCTTGTTGGCACGTAGAGTAGCCGCGGCCTTAAATAGGTCAGCTACAGTGATCTCTGCTCCTGCGGTTCCGATAGAACCAGAGAAACCGTCAAACAAAGCGATCAGATCAGTATCAATCTTAGTAGCAATAGCGTTACCAAGAACAGTACCTAACTCAACAGCAGGGTTGCCGTCTCCGTAAGTAGCCATGTCAGTCAATAGAACCTGTGCGCCTACCTCTCCTACAGTTACAGAAACTGAAGAAGTAGAAACAGTAGTGCTAGTCATGTCAGTTCCTTCGGTCAAGTTTGCCGCGGCAATGGCGGGGTACTTAGGAACCTGAATGGTCTTTCCTGCTTGTGCTTGAATGTTGTACTGAGTAACAAGACCCATCATTAGGGATTGCTCTTCAGCAGTGAAACGTGCTTGTGCAACGATATTTACAAAGAGATCATCGAGAGTTGTTGAAGTTGTTGCGGCCATGATTGTATCCTCAAAAAATTAAATAGTGGTTTGGTGGTTACTTTTTCTTCATAGAGGCAAATGCTTCTTTGCCGCCATTACTCCAGTTAGCAACCATATCTGCCACAGATTGAGGCTTCTGTGTAGAGCCACCAGTGTTACCCATCGAGCCTGTGCCACCTTGTGACGCTTTGACCATATGTGGGTTTACTGTTAAAAATTCTGATACCATTTCATTAACTGATAGCAGATCACCGCTGTCATTGTATCGCGGCACACCGTTACCGTCTAGCACCTCAACCGTTCCATCGTCTGATAGTCTGGTCTGGTCTTTCAATAACTGTGATACTTGATTTGGATTGACAGCGTTATTATTAGAAGCCGCACCTAAGATCGCTCCATCTACTAGCGTCTGTTGCAACTTGCTTTTGTAACTCTGTATTTCCATATCTTTCTTTTCGACCGTTTTTTTCAGGATAGAATCAAACTCGCCACGCTCTTTCTGTCGTTCCAGTTCTGCGGCTTCACGCTTTGCCATCAGTTCCTTTGCGTCATCCAGATCAATGCCTTGTATCTTCTTATCGAACTTTCTTTGCTCTCTTGCTACGCGATCCGCAACAATTCGATCTAGTTCGTCCTGAGTAAAGGTCTTGGTTTCCTGAGTTTCTACTGCCGCTGTCTCAGTATCAGCTTCTGTTGCCATGATTTCATCGCTCATGTTACGAACCTCTTATAGAGTATTGGTGAATTAACATTGTAGCATATTAATTATTTCTTGGTTTTCTTCTTCTTTTTGGGTCGTCCTACCTTTGACCCATATGTACCTTTACCTTGTGGCATGATTGTCTCCTTAAAATACAGCCCTAAATCTATGGCGGCAGTTATAGCCACCACGCACAATAAATGGATTACCATCTATTTTACCTGCCCAACTACCTGACCAGATTTCCTCAATTTCTTCTTTAGTATATGTCTTGCCTACGTGCTTTTCACAAAAGTCTCTAGTGACCTCATCGTCTGGACCTTGATACTTAAACTCTTTAGCACCTGACTCTAATGCAACTCTAGTGTTTACAGCCGCGTCAAACTGCATTAAGGCATCATGTAACTGCTGACTAGCATAACGCCCTAGATCACTGCCTACAGTGGCTCTAATAGTCGCTACGCTTGCGGCAAATGGTGTTCCTGTTAGAGTGCTTTCGTAAACCTCTTTAGCAATGACATCTAGGTACTGCTGTCCTAAATCCTCAAAGCCTTTAAAGGTTAGACTCTGTAACTGCTGAATAATACTAGCATCTAGGTTAGCAATGTCACCGTACTGCCCTAGCATGGCAATAGCCTTAGCCGCTACATCGTTATACTGTCGCACTAAGCCATCAACAACCGTTAGGTATTCTTGCTCTATAGCCTCACGTAGAACAACCCTAGCCTGTACAGCCCACTCTAGATCAAACAACTCACCATCTCTTAGCGGTGCAGTAGCCATGATGTCAGCTATGCGGTTCTCTAGCTTAACTAAGGCGCTTGCTAACTTAGCCTGATGTGTTTCAGCAAGCCTAATCAGTTCACGCAACTGATCAATATCTGCGGCCATTAGCTTCCTATCTCAAGTGCCTGTTCGTTAAACTGACCTAATACTTGTGTTCCAGATTCAATTTCAACGTGTGACTTTGCAAGTTCTTCATCATCAAGCAACAAGTCAGCAATCTTCTTATCTATTTCTTGTGACAATGTTACTGACTTAACGCCAGTAGAACGCAACTGCTGTAGGAACATTAGTTCTTTGTCATAGTCACGTAGGTCAAACGCATCTGGATAGAATATCTCAACATCAGGGGTAACGTCTTGCCAGTCACAGAACAACAACCATAACTGCTCTTCTGCTAATTCTAGTAGATCAGCCTTCTCCGCTAATTTCGCATTAAGCATCTGGAATTCTGTCTGCATAGCAACGCCACTCATGGTCATCGCTTCTGTGCCACGTACAGCACCCATGTGGCTCATGCGGTTAATTGCTTGAACCTTATCGTTTATTGATGCGCGTACAGCGTCTAGGTTCTGTCCACTAGGCTGTAGTTGATAAGGCTTAAGGCTTGCATCCATGTCATCAGGTAGATTAATTACTGCCCCTGCTCCTGCACTGGCGTCTGTCTGGAACGATTTAACTAGTGTGGGATGGTTTGAGATTCGTATAAGTTGCTCGATCTCTGACAGTTCTTGATAGATGGCGCGTTGCATATAGCTTGCATCTGCTATGTCACTTAATCCTATACCTCTAGTCACGCTACGGTTAGCAGGTAGGAATACAGCAGGGATGCGACCCAGTACGTTGTTATCAACCTCTATCTGCTTGTCAAGGTCGTTTACAGAATGCCATAACTCTACACGGTCTTTGTACCAAACGCGGTAGTATGTCTCTGTGGTGGTTTCATCAACACGTATAACGGACTCTCTAACCTTAAGGTAGTCAAGTTCAAACCTACCGCTAGGGGTTCTAACATAGTTCCAATCTAAGACGTTCTCAGGAGTAAACATAGTCACATAAGGGCGAATGTCTTGGGCTAACTCTTCTGCCTTTGTACCTGCGTTAGATTTAGGCTTATCCATCATTACCCAAACATGACCATAAACGCTTGCCCATATCTGGCACTCACGCATGAACGCATTAAAGCTACGACCCTCTAGGTCACAGTCATCTAGAAACGGTTCTAAGGCTACATTGTTAGCCGCGCTGTTATATGCTCTAGTAGGTGGCACTCGCCATAAGAAGCTAGAATAGATATGCACAATGTTCTTTACGTGATTATCTAAAGGTGTCAGATCAAGTCTGCGGTCATAGTCATCACTAGTTTCTGATATATAGCGCGTTAGATATGCGCCATTAAAGTAATCTTCTCCACCAAGATATGAGCGAACATAGAACTCCCATCGGCTCTCGTATTTATCATAATCAGGGTGTGTTGTATCTGCGTTCAATCTCATCAAGTCCACCTAGTAGGTTGTGGTGTGTTGTATTCTGTGCGAACAGGGAACAGGTATTCTACCAAGTAACCAAGGGCATCATTCATATGATCAAACCCATCCTTATTTGGTATGCTCGTTCCTTCTTTGTATGTCTGCCTTTCCAAACTATTTATAGTCTGCTTACACTTAGGGCTAACAAACAATTTACGTTCACCATTGCTACTTAGTAAACGGCTATTCACTGCATTTATTCTATCTCTAACCAGAGCATGGGACTTCTTGGCTTTCACCGCGAACCCTGCGTTCTGTAAGATCGACAAATCTGTACGACCACCTGCGCTTGTTTTGCGCTGTCTTGATGCGGGATCAGGATAAACAATTATATAACGGTTAGGGTAACGGTCTTTAATCTCCGCAACCATCTCGTCAGTATTAGACCCATACATGACAATCTCGTCAACGGCATACAGCATCTCGCCTCTACGTACACTGATTACGGCTGACATGGGATCTAAATTGAAATCCATACCAATATGCAAAGTACCTTCATCGCTACAATCAGCGACAGATAGTTCTCTACTAAACGCATAATATATCAAACCGCTGTAGGTAACAAACTCTGCACAGTATTCTTGATTAAATGTACGCTCATCTAGGTCTATTCTAGCCGATTCAACCTCTGATTCAGGAACATTGCCGCCTTCGATTGTAGTGTATTGGAAACTACTCCAATCGTTTTCTTTGTTTAAGCCAGATGCCCACAAGTCGTAAAAGTGATTTCTGCCTTTAGGTGTTCCGATAAATAACGCTCTCGTTGGGTTGTCTTCGCTGTGCCTGTCGGATAAAGATGGCCTTATGACCTCGTACCATGCCTCTGGACGCATATCAGCAAACTCATCAAGGACAACAAAGTCTAATGCT